TCTCGCCAGCTTGCCCGATTGGCTTCAATCAGATTTGAGTAGGTCTTGCCAGTGTCGGGCTGTTTGAGTGACATTGGCGACCAGCCAAGCACGCCGCAGACACGTGCCACCGCGATCTCGGTCATCTCTTGGACTGAGAGATCTTTAGGCGAAAAGCCGGGCGTTTTAATGTCGAGCTCGCCGCCCTTGAAAATCAATGGCCTGCCGACACCCTTGCCAGACACAGCACGCTTGATGTCTGACTGAAGCACAGCAATATTGTCAGATGTCATCATCTGCGCCCCCGTGCCGGTCAGACTGACCAGCCATGAGGGTACACCGGATCGGCTCAAGATGGTTGTTTCGTAAATTGCTGTCAGCTTGATCAGTGCCAACTCTGCCCGCACTGCCTCAAGCGGCGAGCGGCCCCTTGCGGCTGTAGTCGATGATTTGCCGACCCGGAAATGCAACATTCGCTCGCGCGGGGTGGTGAATTGGAAGCCCCTGCCACCATCGAAGCCCACGAAAGGATATTCAGTAATTTCGCCGATGGCCTGTCCGTATGTCGGCACTTGCAGCCAACTGTAGGGGATTGGCTGAAGCTCGCGAATTGTGCCGCCGGTCTGTGTGTCTCTGTCAGAGATGGCGGGTACGTAGGCGTTCCCGTCCTCTAAAAGCTGTTGATAAATGAACTCAACCAGCGTGCTTTCAGTTTCACCTGGTGCCGGTTCTTTCCAGATTTGCAGCAGCGGATGGTCAACCGGCTGGAATCCGCCCTCTTCATCGTAGTAACCGACCTGCAATATGGCCTTGCTGACGTTCCGCCGCATGGCTTCAATCGCGGCCCTGATCACGGGATTATCGCAATAAGGCCGGGCAAGATTGGCGTAATCATCGCTTAGAGCGTTGATGACATCGACTGACCATGCCGACACGTCGATTTCGGTGGTGTCAGCAGTCACGCCCGTGCGAAGTGCTTTCGAGCGGAACCAGTTGAGTGGGTTGTAGTCAGGCATTTGTAAATAGCGGTGCTTTGTTTAATTCGTTTTCAATGCGTTTTTGGGCGATTTCAGCGTATTCAGCGTTTAATTCAATGCCGATGAATTTAAACCCTTCACGCAATGCCGCTACGCCTGTTGAGCCGCTGCCCATAAACGGGTCAAGTATGGTGCCGGTTGGCGGTGTAATCAGGCGGCAGAGATAGGCCATCAGGTCGATAGGTTTAACGGTCGGGTGGTGGTTCGTTCGTGGCCCTGATTCAGCTGTTGGTGGCCGCTCGCCATTTGTTACCCTGTAATCTTGATCAGTCCATTTATTGCCATTAACACGATGGATTGATTCCATCCCTTCCAGCCCCGCTTCCCGCTCTGCCTTGCTTGCCTTTGGGCAGTAAAAGAAACGGGCGGCGGAGCCCCCGGCGTCGTTATGGCCTCGTAACATCGTGTCTATTGTGGAACTTGTCCGCATGGCGACAGATGTCCTGCCATCTGGATGCCCGTAAACATGCTTGCCTGTTGGCAATCTCGCGTTGCTTTCCCGTGTTTCTGGAAACAACCTCACCACCTCATCGCTGCCATCGTGGATAAGATTGGCAGGCCAGCGGCCTGTTGTCGTATCTATCTCGCCTGTTCGATTGCTGCCGTTCTTACCGTCTCCATAACAGTTTGCCGAAGCCTCTGCCCGATGCGTGAACCGTGGAACGCCATCGCCAGCCTCAACCCTAGACTTATCGATATTTAATGCCCCCGTGCCATGCTCCAGCACGTTCTCGGCGACCGTGCCGATAAGCGGCTTGCGGGCCATTGTGATTGGTTCAAGGGCTGGCTTCAGGGCAGTGCCCCAGCCGGCCCACTGCTGGGCTTCGGGGGTGGCGGGAATGCTAGTGCCGGGTTGATACTCACGCCCGTTATCTTTAATCCATGATCCAGTGTCATTTTGATCTGCGCCGGGAATCATCCGTTTGACGGCGTTACCAACAGGCATAAACTCCCGTTCTGCCCCCGCCGCCTTGTCGATCGCCTTGCTCACGTCCAGCGACTTCGGGAAGCCGCTGCCATAAACCCATGCGATCATGTCACGAATTTCAAAGCCTGCATCTTCGATTCGGCAGGCCATTCGATGTTGTGTCCGAGTACCTGCAAATGCCAGTAAATGCCCGCCCGGCTTTAGTACCCGCAAACACTCCTGCCAAATGTCGGTTGACGGGACATCGTAGTCCCACTTCTTACCCATGAACGCCAGCCCATACGGCGGATCGGTCACAATCGCATCGATTGATTCAGCGTCTAGCGTCTTGAGCACTTCCAGACAATCGCCGGTATGCAGGCTGTAGGGTTGCGTCATGAAAACCACTGAAAAGAGCCGTTTCTGCTGAGGTAGTTGAAAGCATCGGCTGCCGCATCCACCTGGTCGTCATGCTGACCAGTGGGGAAGCTGCAAAGCTCATCGATAAAAGCCCTGTTCCAATCGCCTCGCTCAAGCTCCACAAGGCCAGCCTCACAGGCTGCTGCGAACGGCATGGCCCGCACTTCTTTTGAGCCTGTTGGGCGGGCGGAAACAGTTGCGAACCCTGCCAGATTGATCTTGTCTTGCTCCACCTGATCGACACCCGCCGCACCGGGATCTTGTGCCAAGTGTACGATGGTCTGAAGCCCGTCTATTTCTGCTGTCTGTCGCTGGATGGTTCGCCGTTGGGCTGGTGACCATTGCCCTCGTACAACGTGGGAGATTCGGTATCGATCACCGATTCGGCACATTCTGACTCCGGCGGTGTAGTCGCCTGCCCCCGGCGTCGCGGCAGTATCGTAAGCGCGGCAAGCCAGCCCTGAGCTATTGCCCCCGTCAACAATAGGCAGCCAATCGTGACGGAAAAAGCCACCAGATCGTGGGCTTGGTCGTTGCTGATAAAGAGCGGAGAAAGCATAAGAGCCAATAGCCTTCTTAATTCTGTCAAAGTCTTGGACGTTGTAACGGTCTGGCCAGAGTGCCGCCCCCGGCTCTCTGCCGAGCGTGTCACTTTCTTCGGCAATGGCTGGCAGGCTCACCACGTCCCACCGTTCGCCGCCGTTGTTTGCTTCTTCCAGTAACTGGCCTGCAAGGTCGAGCGAGTGCCAGCGGGTCATGATCAGCACGATAGCCGCACCGGGGTGCAGACGGGTGTAAAGGTCGTTCTGATACCAGTCCAGAACGCGTGCCCGGTAGGTGGGTGATTCGGCCTCTTGGCGGCTTTTGACGGGGTCATCAATCACCACCAGGTCCGCACCGTAGCCCGTGACACCTGAGCCGACACCCACGGCATACAGCCCGCCACCGTGAACTGACGACCACTGATTCTGTTTATTTGAATCGTTGGCAAACTGGAAGCCGAACCGACTAACGAGCCGCCTTGTCTGTCGGCTGAATGTGCAGGCGAGGCTGTGGTTATAGGCCCCTACGATAACCCGCATGGTTTGGTTGCGGAGTAGTCGATAGGCCGGGTAGTGAATCGTTGATTGTTCGCTCTTGCCGTGCCGTGGTGGCAGGAAAAGCATCAATCGTGTGATTTCGCCGTTCGTTACCCGGTCAAGCCGATTTCGGCAGAGTTTAAGGTGATTCGGATGCCACTGATGATTCGGACTGACACGCTCTAAAAACTGCCATAAACCAGCCTTAATCAAGCTGTTCCGGGGCTGGCTCAGGGTCATCATCGTAATTGTTTAACGTGTCGCCTGATTGATCGCTTGCGGCAACCTTGCCATTCAGTCTGTCGTAGATGGCCTGCCAATAACGAAAATCACCACCCAAGGCTTGTTTCAATCCAACTTCAACCAGCTTGTCGAGTAAATCTGGCGAATTGACCAGAACCCTATCAAGGGCCTCATTCATATCCGGTCGTTTGGGCCTGCCCTTTGGGTTGCCAGATTGACCGGGCTTCCAGGCCGTTGGAAGTAGGTGATCAAATTTCGGGTTGAGGTTAGCCACAATTTGCTTGTATCAATGCGTGCCGAAATGCGTGTTAAACGCATTACCCGCCAATTCGCTTCTTTAATCGCCCTAGAGCCGCATCCGAATCAATCGCTTGATGATTCTGCCGCCATCGTCCTTTGCGTCGCTGCATGGTGGCATTTCGCTTGATTCTGGCCTCTGCTATGACAGATTGAAGTGAGAGCATCCGCTGTTCCCACTTGGCAGAGGCTTTCAATACCCGGTCAAATTTCTTATCGGCTCGCAGGCACTTCAAGCAGATCGACGGCTTCAGCTTCTCAAGGCTTCGGCCATTGTCGCACACCCCGCAGGGCTGCGTTGCTGCTGATTCGTGCCATTGCCCATCAGGTGGCATCAGGCCGATGACTTCGACCTTTTGGCCGCCGAGATAGGCTTTAATCTGGGCTTCGGCGAGTCGGATAATGTCCGATTCGGCCATTTCCATTTCAGATAATGAATCCATCATCAAAGCAGCTTGACAAACTTTTTTTTGCGTTTCAATGCCAAAAAAACGTTATTTTATTTGTTTGGGAAATCAACAATAGTTGGCTCGTTAATTTCACCCCATTTATGGAACCGCTTCAGCGGTGTTATTTCCTCTTCGTAAATCTCGGAGATCCTGAAATTGCCATCATCTTTACAGATGGCCGACACCACTCGCGTAACGAGTCGGTCTGGGTGTCGGTACTGAAAGTTGATGAATTTCTTGGTCGGCATGGTGCTATTATAGCACAACTTCCAGCGTGATTTCGATTGTATCTTTTCTTTCAAACACCAGACATTCCTTTTCATGTCATACAGCAAAATTCGACGCCTTTTTACACCATTCTCACTTCTGCAAGATGACGAAAACTTATTCGTTGCAGTGACTTGTGAATGGTGTAATTATTGCCACTTCTAAAATCCTACACATCATAGCACAACTTCCAGCGTAATTTCGACGCCCGGAGCCTCGTTTACATTGCACCAATGTTTCTGGCAGAACCGTTCTGTGACTTGGCAATCGTCCTTGTAAACAATCCCGGTCAGTGCATCTTCCGTGCATCTGATCAGCTTGGTTAGGTCAGGTTTTTGAGTGTGGTGTTTCGGGGCGGTCTCTTTAATCCTGGCCGCATTCTTTCCGCTTCCATAGTGGGACTTCGGGCGGGGGAAATAGAAATCAATGGTCATCGCCACCGCTTCGGTCGTCAGCTTAGCCCCGGCGTCAATCATGGCCTGCTGAGCATGTAGCGACACAATCGACTGCCAGCTTGTTTTACGCTTGGCGGTGTCCATCACGATGATTCGGCCCGTTTTCGGATGGGCAAAGGCTTTCTTTGAGCCGGATGGTGACGCGATGCCTGGGACAAAAAAAGAAAGTTTCAAGGTTTCCTCTCCGTGATCATCTTGGCCATTACTCCCAATAGCATTCCTAATGACACGACAACAGGAAATGCCATGTATTTTCCTGTCATGTCTTCGACTGATGCGCCTAAAAGAATCAGACTCATTGGGCCATAAATGAAATACAGATGCTCACTCGCAGACAACTCGTATTGTCTTTTACAAGCCACACTAAGCCACGGAATATAGCCAATAAGTCCTGTTATAAATGGGATCATATTAAACACCGTGATATTCATTTTCATCTCCCCCTTTTGATTGCTTGCATGTACATCACCACCAATGCCGCCAATACTCCAGCCAGTGTAAAATAGCAAACAGCGGCAATGATTAATAAAGTGGTAATCATTTGTCGTATTCTCGCATTTTTTCTAATCGCTGAATCTCGCGATCAACGTACCATCGAGCCTTCCGCAGATCCTCGATGGCATCGCCCTTTTCACCCGCCCGCCAAAGGTATTTGATAGCGTT